GTCATAATAGCAACTGCTGTTGCATCTATTCCACCTTCTGGTGCTTTTGTAATTTGAATTGTTGGTGTAGATAGATAACCAGTTCCATCATTAATTAAATCAATATATTGAACTGAATTGTTTTGTGTAGAAGCAATTGAAACCGTAGCAGTTGCTGTAGTTGCAGTATCTTTAACCATAGTGATGGTTTGAATATAACCAAAATCCTGAACTGACCTATCAACTTCATCAATACTGGTATCAATAAGTTCATCTTCGTATCTAAAGATTTCACATCTCAATTCATAAACATATAGATTGTTTAATTGATAAAATGGAACTTTACCTTCAACGTACTTAATTTCAAAAAGACCATTATCAATTGGAAGATAAATCAAATCTCCTTCTTGTGGTCTTGTTGCAACTTTGATATCTGGGTCATCCAACAAAAATGGAGTTATAAAATCTTCATATCTTTCTTTTGAAATGATAAGAGTTAGTTCATCACTTGTCTTTACTCCAAATTTTGATAAAATATCTCCTTGTCCTCCAAATCCATTGAAATTTGAAATATATGCTTCAATTCTAAAACTATCATCAAATTTTGATACTAAAACTTCTTTGATAATAGTTTTTTCATTAATCAATTGTCTGGGCATATACACAACATCTTGCCCATACATTTTCAGTTGTTCGTTGATTAAATCTTGAACAAGTCTTTGTTCACTGGAAGAACCTCCCAGAAAATAGGGATTTAGTGGTGCCATTATCCTATCATATCCATTGGGGGTAATTCATAATCAGTCTTAAGTTCTGTCTCAAGTTCTTCAATTTCTCTAATCGCATCATTTAATATTCTTTCACCATTCATCGTAATTCCACCAGGAAGTTGGACTCCATTAAATTTAATTAAATTTTGACCCCATTGTCTTTTTATAATTGCAGTCAAATATCTTTTTAACCACCAATCATTATATACGGCAGAAAAGTCTGATGGATCTACAATTCGAATACAATCGACAATAATATAACTATTTTCATTTACCATTGCCCAGTCTATATCCAAATACAACCTATGTTGTTTTTTATTAAATCTCAATTGAACATCTGGAGTTATTAGTCTGCTAATATCTTCCAAATGTGTTTTTACCATTGCATAATTTAGCAAATCGAGAGCACCATAATAATACAAATCATTCAAAAATATTTGATATTTGATATTAAACAAACCAGATGATATTGTATTTGCATCCGATTTAAATACGTTATTTACTCCAATGATTGTATCTGGAAGTTGAATAAAATTATTTGTTTCTTGATAATTGACCGTTGTTATTCCAACAGAAGAATTTGCAGTTGAACTTGTGATACCTGTTCTTACTATAGTTTTTTCATCAGGTAGAAGTTTGTGTTTTAAATATACTCTTGCCGCACCATCATAATGTCTTTCATTAAAAAATTGAATAGCATCATCTACCAAATCGTCAATTTGGTCGTCATCGACGTTAATTTCTAGAACAGGATATCCAAGTTTTCGCAAACAGTAATCAATTAATCCTTGACGACTTGATGGTTGAGACATTATTTAATTTTAGACTCTAATTATTTATCAATATGTGCCACCATCAATGAATGGATATGGATTCCATTGTTCTGTTGATGAATTGTATACAAGTACTGAATTGTTTGGAATTGCTGTAGTTGTATTGACATCATTTAAATCGGTAAGATTCATTTTTAAATTTGCAACAGCAGAAACTACCCTGTTTGCGTTATCAGCACCAAGTCTTACTTTTATTAAATTGTCTGAATTAGTTCTTACTCTAATGTCTGACATTGTTTTTATGCGGTGGTAATTCCAGCAGTAACTAAAGCACTTCCTTCAACAACTCTTGTCTTTGCTGTTCCACTATCTAATAGTATGTCATAACAATATCTTCCTGGTCTCAATGTTGATGTGATAGTTGAACCTAAAGAAATTTTAACTCTTCCGTCAGGTCTATTGGGGAAAGAAACTGTAAAAACAGCAGAAGTATTTAATGATGCTGGTGATTTTTTTAATTTTGCATAACCAGTATATCCAGTCAAATCCAATGGAGTATTTGCTACTGATTCAAGAAAAAATGTCTGATTAAAATCAGCACCCCCTGGAATTGTTATATTAGCTACATATATTGCCATTATGATAACTAGATAAAATCTTTCCTAATATATTTAGGTTTTGTTTTCTAAGAGTTTTGCAAGTAACGATTTTATCTCAGTCAATTCGGTTTTTAAATTTTCAATTTCATTTTTTTCCTCTAATGATGAGTTTTTGGCTCTCAAATATTCTTGGTATTCATAATCATTGCAATTTACGATTGCATTTGATTTTTCATCACGATACAATCCTTTGTGTCCTTCTACTGGTATCATATTGATGCAATTGCTCTTAAGTCTCTAATAAGTGGAACATATGATTGATTTGTTCCAGTCATAATAATTTTAATTTGGAATCCATTGAATGGAGTTATATTTTTACCAGTAAATTCATAATTACCAAAATCACCTAAAGTATTTGATGCTTGAACGAATCTATCAGATTTTCCATTATTTTTTGAAGAATCGATTACGTTTCCATTCTCATCAAGATTGTCATATCCTGGGAAAAATTCATATAATTGTTGTGAATCTGGAGTATCATTTCTAAGCAATCTATACATAACTCTAATATCATTTGATGAGTGTCTATAAGCATCAAAGAGAACTTTCAAACTATCTGCTGATTTTTGTAACTTTACAATTTTTGAAACATAAATTGCTGCATTTGGGTCACCACTCAATTGATTTACTTTTGGATCTAAAGCAAAATCAGAAACAGGATTATTAATCCTATTCATTGTTGTGATTATGTTTACTCTATGCAAATCAATCATTGGAGATACTTTTCTATCACCTGTTGACAATAGAAGTTCCATAGTGAATGATCTATTTCCGGGTAAAGTGGTTAAATTTGAAAGTTCATTTACTTTAGAATAAATCGCAGAAGTTTCACTTAGTTGATTGGTAGAATTTAAAGATATATCTTCAAATCCTCTATCCGTGAATGAAATTTCAGTTCCATTCACACTTGTTCCAGTTGTTGTTCTGATTTTTGCTCCAACTGATGTTGTTTCTGGTAATAATGTTTGTATATTTGGTCTAATACTATTAAATGTGATATTTTGTGTTGCTTTTGGTCCATTAAAAGACCCAACAATTGGGGTTGACGAATATGTTCCACCAGATTTAGATTGTTTGAAGAATAACTCTGGATATGAATTAGTATTTCCAGTGCTTCTATTGGTTCCTGGTGTCGATTGATCTATTTTTACGTGGTAAGAATCAAGTTCAATTGGATATTTTGTTAAATCAACATCTGTAAATTTATGAGTTTTGTTGATTCTTCTGAGTGAAACTCCATTGAATTCGTATTTAAATACGGATGCGTTTGTCAAGTGTAATGTCGCAACTGTATTGTCAATTCCTCTTCCACCACTAATACCAGTTAAAGTATTTCCAGAAGTTCCTGTATACTTTATAATTTCATTATCAATAACAATATAACCTGGATTATTTGAATCAACAGCAATGTTTTCGAAGGTTTCTAAAGTACCGATTGAATTTAATGTAATATCACTAGTAGAAGTAGAAGAATAGTCAGCAGTTAGTTTTACAGGAGCAATATCAGATTCGATTCCACTCAAAGTAACTTGATTGATTGGTGAATACATTCCGTGATTTTGGTGATTGACTTTAAAGTGCAATCCATCAGAAATATTAACAGTACTAGTTACAGTTGCTCCTGCTATAGAAGAACCATTATTGGTAATTGTTTTTGTTCCCGATGTGTCTAATTTTCCTTGAATATTATCAACAATAATAGAATTGACTGCTGAAATAATTCCAACATTGTTTGGAATGGTTAAGATGAGATTTTTTCCAAGATTATTAGTATCAGTAGAACTTACTGTTAATGTATCACCAGGAGCATATCCAGAACCACCATCAGTAATAGTTGCAGCGACTGCTACACCAGAGGAAACTGAAAGATTGACTTTTGCATTTTGTCCGAATCCTGTTAATGATATCAAACTTATATTTGAATATACTGTTGCCCCACTTGTAAACCCAGAACCAACATTTGTTAATGTTAAGGTTGAACCAATTCCAACTGCACCAACAAGAGATTTAAGATTTGAAGTAAAATTGGTATTGGTTGTTTGACTAATTGTATTTCCGACAACTAATGAGGTTTGTTCCGAAGTAGATAGACTCTTACCTAAACCAATTAATGCCGAATTTGAATACGCATTTAGTGGATTTTTTCTCAATGTTGCAACTTGATTATTGCCAATAGATAGATCTGGATTATAGAATCTAAATGATGCTGGCGAAGTTACAAAATCTGCCCTGTATAAGGTAAACTTCAAATCTTCCAAATCAGATGCAGTCCAAGTTGATCCATTTTGTGATTTAAATAATGCACCAAGAGTCGGTTGTTTGGAAACAATAATTTTTTGAGAATCTGGTTTATTTGCAGTTGATATGTCTGGTTCTCCCATTCTTGAAATCCATACATTATACGAATCGGAAGACGAGATTAATACAATAGAATATCCAGAACCAACTTTTTCCAAATAAACTGGAGAAGGGAAAGTAAAAGTAGTTGCAACAGTACCATCTTCAGATGCTTTAACATCTTTTGGATCTAATGTTACTTCTGAAAATGGTAAAAATGTTTGTGTTGGAAGACCAGATTGCATCGTTCTGATTTGAAGTGTTACTGGAATTCCTTTGGTGTCTTTTGTTTTGAAGAAAATATCACATTTTGTAATATAAACTCCATTAGTATCAGCAACTTCAAATGATTGTGCTAAAGGATCAACCCATCTAGTTGATTGTGATGTTGAAGTATCAGCAGTATTTGCAGTAGATGTTGATGTGACAGAATTGACAAGTGTTCGTGAATCTGTGCGTGGAATTCTTTCGACATTTGCATTTCTGATCCTAAGTGTAGAATTTTCAACATTGTCTAAAGTTCCAGCAGAAGTGAAATTGACTTCTGCTGTAGTTTCATCTGAAGTAACTACTGTAGAATTTGTTGAACTTGAGGTTAAAACAAAAGTCTTTGTTCCAGTTCTAAATGATGGAGTTGATGGAATTGTTGGGTCGGGAATAAACAACGAACCAATGAAAACTCCAGATTCATCTGCTATCAATCTAACATCAGAGATTTTTGCAATTGCTCCACTAGTTTGTCCAACCAATTGCATACTTTTTGCAATACTACCATAAAAACCAGATGATGCCTGCATTTCTAAACTTGCAGTATCAACATTTAATATCGTAGTTGTTGATGAGTATGAACTAGATAAAGAATTTTCTAGTAAATATGGATTTAATAAAAATGTTTCTGTTGGTGAATTATATGGACCATATTTGTGATTTTGTGTTGCAAGTCTAAATCTAATAGTTTTTGAACCCAAACTTCCAACTATTGTTTCTCCACTAACAAAAGTTCCACTAGACATTGAAACTTCAATCAATTTTGGTACAACATATGAAGTCATATCAACATTATCAAAAAATGCATAAACTCTTGATGATGGTTTTAATCTTTTGGAAATAATTTCAATGTTCCTAGATCTCATCGTTGTTATGATTTCTCTAGAAATAATTTTATCTCCAAGATTTGTGGAATCAAATCTTTCAGTAACACCTAATTGAATTCCTTGTCTAGATTGATTTGTTGTTGTAGTTACTGTAGTATTTGTTGTAGTTTGAAAATTATTTTGTGTTACTGTAACATCAGTTACCAATCTTCTTCCACCACCAGGATCGATGGTAAATGATTCAGTAGAACTTCCAGTAAATACTGGACCAGAAGATGAACTAGAAACATTTGAACCAGTCCAAGTGGTTTCCCAAGAGTTCCAATCAATTGGAGAAAGACCAGTATTACTATCGGCATTGGCAAGTGCCATTGACGCATCATAACTGCCTTCAATGTCATAAGTTCTTTCTGTTTTTCTTGTTTCAATCCAAGTATCACTTGATGGATTTAATTGAATTGATCCAATCCAGTTTATCACATTAAATGGATTTACATTTTCACTTCTTGTGGCAAACTGATTTTTTACATATTCAACCTCAGAATAATTCAAACATACAATATCTCCAACTCTTTTTATATTTGGAGAACCTAAATCACTAACAAAACGTAAATCAGCATCTGGATTTGATGTCTGGCCAATTCCAATAACTGCTTCAGATCCTAAAAGCAAATCTATAGAAGTTGTGTAATGGGTTGGTCTTAATAATCCATTTGCATCATCGACACTTGCTTTATAATCACGATTTCTTATTTCTCCTCCATTATAAGATCTAAAATTATCAACAAAGAAACCACATTTAAATCTATCTAATTTTGTTGTAGCATCTCTTATTGTTAAATTTTGAGTATCTGTTTCCAATAAAGACAATGATGTATAATA